TAGGCGCATCTACTGATACATGGGGTACAAAGATTAATAATGATCTTGATGATGTAGACGCGTTATTTAGTTCTACTGGTACTTCAGTAGCTATGAACCTAGACGGAGCAGTAATAGATAGCTCTGTTATTGGTGGAACTACAGCAGCTGCGGGATCATTTACAACTTTATCAGCAAGCACATCTATAACAGGCACACTTGCTACAGCAGCTCAAACTAACATCACCAGCGTAGGCGCATTAAACGGTGGTTCAATAACCTCAGGATTTGGAGCTATAGATAACGGTTCTTCTAATATTACTACTACAGGTGCTATTAGTGGTGGCACATTGGCAGGAACTTTATCTACAGCAGCTCAACCTAACATTACAAGTGTTGGAACTCTTACAGGTTTTACTTCAACAGGTATTGATGACAATGCTAGTTCTACAGCTATAACTATTGATAGTAGTCAAAATGTTGGTATTGCAACGAGCAGCCCCTCATATCCTTTTCATGTTACTGGGTCAGGAGACACTGTTGCAGCAGTGACAGCAGGAGCATCATCTTTAGCTGCATTAAATTTAGGTAACGACACAAATAAAGCTGATGGTGGTATACGTTATGATAATAGTGCTAATGCTTTAATATTTAGATCATCAAATGCTGAGAAAATGAGAATTAGCTCAAGTGCTTTGTTGGTGGGTGGTACAAGCTCTGCTGCTAGTGCTGAAAAATTAGCAGTTTTAGGTGGGTCATCAACTGGTGCTTATTTCTCTGTAGAAGCAACACATACATCAGCTTTTGGTGCAATAAAATGGCGTAATGGTAATGGTGAAATTGGATCTATTTCATTTGCAGCAAGTGCTGTTGCCTACAACACTTCATCAGATGCAAGATTAAAAGACGTTACAGGCGAAGCTAGGGGTTTAAAAGTAATTAACGAACTTAACCCAGTTTCATATAACTGGAAAGCAGATGGCAAAGCTGATGAGGGTTTGATAGCACAAGCAGTACAAGAAATAGTGCCAAATGCAGTAAGCCAAAATGATGATGGATACTATCAAATGGATTACAGCAAATTAGTAGTGCATTTAGTTGCAGGAATGAAAGAACAACAAGCACAGATTGATGCTTTACAATCTGAAATTAACTTATTAAAAGGAGAGTAAAATGGCAATATCATATTCTTGGGACGTTTCAACAGTTGATACTTACCCAACACATAACAGCCAAAGTGACGTTGTCTATAACGTACATTGGAGATTAACCGCAGAAGATGATGCTAACCAAGATGCTGAGGGTAACAACAACATAGATTCTGTTTATGGCGCACAATCTGTAGATACTGCAGATTTATCAAGCTTTACAGCTTTTGCAGATTTATCTGCTTCAACTGTACAAGGTTGGGTAGAAACAGCTCTAGGTGCTGATAAAGTGACAAGTCTTAAATCTGCACTAGATGCACAATTAGTTGAAAAAGTCACATCAACATCTGTCACTAAAACTATAGGTTAAACAATGGCACTATTGCCTGTAACTCCTCCCGCTGGCATAATTAAAAACGGCACTGACTATGCTAACAAAGGTCGTTGGGTTGACGGCAATCTTGTGCGTTTTGAGAACGGGTTTTTAAAACCTGTTGGTGGTTGGTCTAAATTAAGAAATACAGCATTGACTGGCGAACCTATAGGTATGTATGCCTATAACGATAATGTTGGCAATCCTGTTTTAGCAGTTGGTACAAGACAAAAAGTATATGTTTTATACAACAATACTTGGACCGATATAACACCATCTGGTTTTGTGAATGATTCAGCCTCTGATCCTTTAGGTTATGGTGCATACAATTGGAGTGCAGAAGATTATGGTGATGCTAGAAGTCAATCTGGATTACCATTAAAACAAGGTCATTTTTCTTTTGATAATTGGGGGGAACATTTAATTTTTTGTTTTTCTGGTGACGGTAAAATATATCAATGGCGACCAGAATCACAACCAGGGGGTACTACAGATACCATAGCTACAGCAGTAACAAACGCTCCTACAGGCTGTCAGGCTGTCCTAGTGACCAATGAAAGGCATTTAGTCGCAATTGGTTCAGGTGGCGACCCTAGAAAAGTATCTTGGAGCGATAGAGAAAATAATACAAACTGGACATCTCAAGCCACTAATACAGCTGGTGATGTACAAATACCTACAGGTGGTCGTGCATTATTAGCAGTGAAATACCAAAACGATGTCATTGTTTTTAGTGATACTGGTATAGATAGAATGAGCTATGTAGGCTCACCTTTTATTTATGGCATTTCAGCAGCAGGTGTAAACTGTAAAGCAGTAAGTAGACGATCAGTTGTACAAACAGGTAACTTTCTTGCGTGGATGGGTGAAAACTCATTCTTTGTTTACGATGGTGTTGCCAAAGAAATCAAATGCGATGTGCATGATTTCGTATATGACAACTTAAATGTAACTGGCAGGCAGTCGTGCTGGGGTGGACACAACTCTAACTTTAACGAAATATGGTGGGGTTTTCCTGTGGGTGATGGACAATACACACCAAACAAATATGTTATTTGGAATTATTTAGAAAATACTTGGTCTATAGGGTCATTAGATAGAGGTTGTTGGGTTGACCAAGGTGCGTTTGACTATCCTATAGCTGCTGACTCAAGCGGTTTTGTATACGAACACGAATCAACAACATTGGCTAAATCACCTAACTTAAATGGTACTGCACCTTTTTGTACTAGCGGTCCAATAGAATTAGGTAATGGTAATAACTATGTGCAATGTAGTCAGATTATTCCAGACGAAGAAGCAAACACATTACCAGGTGTAACAATAAGTTTTAAAGGTAAGTTTACCCCGCTAGGCAGCGAAACAGACTTTGGTAGTTTTACCTTTGACAACGATGGATATACCGATGCTAGGTTTACAGCACGACAAGTGCAAATGACTGTAACAGGTAGCACAACACAAGACTTTCAAGTTGGTAATATAAGACTGAACGTAAGAACCAGGGGTAGAAGATAATGGATTTATCCTCACAAAGACAATATTTACAAAGAGCAATCAATGTTAAGTATTCTTTTTCAGCAACTACGCAGCAAACAATATATACAGCGCCAAGCGGAGGCGATTTTGATTTTGCTATTATACAAGGTTTTTTAGCTTGCGATCATGGTAATCAACAAACCAATTTAGATGTGTCTGTTACAGATACAAGTTCTAACGAATTTTTTATATATAAACAAAAAAATATAGCAGCACACGCTACTGAAGAATTACAAACAAACGCAGGCATTATTTTAAAACAAGGCGAAATATTAAAGGCACAAGTAAACCATGCTAATATAGATTTATATTTAAGTATCGTAGAATATGCAAAAGGCGACTAATAACGTAATTGATATAAACCAAGCGAAAAAAGATGCTTGGGAGATTCAATGGGAAAGATGTAAACCCTATATAGCAAAAGCTGTTAAACATCAAGATTCCTATACAATTGACGATATAGAGGATAAAATAAGACATGGTATATTCCATTTATGGCCAGGCAAAAAGTCTGCATACATAACAGAATTTGTAATATATCCACAAGTCAAAGCAATGAATTTGTTATTTTGTGGTGGTGATTACGAAGAATTAGAAGAAATGCTACCATCAATAGAAGCATTTGCAAAAGCCGCAGGTATTAAAAGATTATACGGTGGCGGTAGAAAAGGATGGATTAGAAAGATAAAACATCTAGGATTTGAAACAGAACATTTAATTAGAAAAGACTTATGAGTAAAGGAAAGACTACAACAGAATCTACAGCAAGCTTACCAGCATTCCAAGAAGAACAATTTAAAAAACTTTTTGCAGCTGCTCAAGGTGTATCACAACAGCCTTTTGTGCCCTATACAGGCCCAATGGTTGCTGGTTTTTCTCCAGACCAATTACGACAGTTTCAAGGTACTAGAGGACTGTTTGAAACTAGCATGGCTGCTGATCCTACCAGAGCGATGCAAAGACTTGCAGGCGAAGCAAGACCTGTTACTGGCCCAGCGGCTTCTCTACTTGGTCAAGACATAGGTGCATATCAATCTCCTTATCAACAACAAGTCATAGACGCAACTATGAAAGACATACAGCGACAAGCTGATGTAGCGCGTGGCGGTGCGCAGGAAAGAGCCATTAGAGCTGGCGCATTTGGTGGTTCACGATCAGCAATATTAGAATCAGAATCACAAAGACCTTTTGTTGAGGCCATGGCTAGAACAGCTGCTGAGCAAAGAGAAAGAGGTTTTGGTCAAGCATTAAGATCAGCAGAAGCAGATGTTGCAAGACAACAACAAATGGCTATGTTTGCACCAGAGCTTGACTTAAGAGCAAGACAACAACAAGCAGGATTGCTTGGTGGTCTACAAGGACAACAGCTCCAAACTCTTGGATTGCTTGGAGGTATGGGCGCACAACAAAGAGGATTACAACAACAAGCTATCGATGCACAAAGAGGAGAATTTTTCAGAGCGCTTGGTTATGGACCATCACAAATTGGTTTATTACAAGGCGGTATGGGTACACCATTAGTATCACAAACACAAACACAGAGTCAAAAAGCTGGATTGGGCGGCATGTTAGGTGGCGCTGCTGGCTTACTTGGCTCATTAGCATTGGGCGGAGCTTTCGGTGCTGGCGGACTCTTTGGAGGCGCAGGTGCGGGTGCGGGCGCAGGTGCAGGCGCTGGTGGCGGTTCTGTTTTCACTGGATTATAGGAGTTTTATAATGTCATTTGGAAAAACACCAACAAATTTACAAGTACCAACACAGCCAGTCAGTCAACCGACTGTTGCACCGACATACACACAACCAACAACTAATCCATACAGCAAGCAACAACAAATTGGTTTATTTTTGAGTGCATTGTCAGATGCTTTAGGTCAAAGAGATCCTATAGCTGGTACTATGCAAAGACAAGCTATGTTGCAAGGACAGCAAAAGCAAACAGAGCAAAAAAAGAAACAGCAAGAACTAGAAAAACAATTAAATATTGCTATTGATCAATCTAATTTACCGCAATCACAAAAAGATTTGTTCAAAAAATTTGATGTACAAACTAAATCAAGAATGTTAATAGAAAGTTCTAAACCAAAAGAAACACCTAAGCCTACAGAACAAATAAGCAAACTTAAATTAGATGCTATGAACGCGCTTTTTAAATATGGCGGTGATGAAGAAGCATTTAAAACAGGAGAACCAGCTTTATATAAAATATATACAGACACAATAAAAAAATCTGACCAAGCAGGTATTATAGATCTTATTTTAAAAGGTGGATATGGTGGAACAAGCAATAATACTGGTTTAATTATAGAAGAAATAAATAAAGGCTAAAATGATATGCCTGTATATAAAATAACAGACCCAAATACTGGCGAATCAATAGAAGTAACTGCTAATAGACAGCCAACAGAACAAGAGGCATTACAAATATTTGCTGAACAACAACAAGCTCCAGAACAACAACAAGCTCCAGAACAACAACAAGCTCCAGAACCAAAAGATTTAAAATTAACTGAGTCTGCTCTTAAACAAAATCCAGCATGGATTCAATCTTCTAAAAAAATATATGAATTAAATGAGGGTGCTGATGCGCCTAAATTAG